TAAGCGAAGAAGATGTCAAAGATAGTGCATGATATAGTACAGACGAGTGATCCCAAGATCATGGCAACCGCAGGTGGTAGCCTAGTATCGTGGGCAGTTAGTGTGTCGGAGCAATTTGGGCCAGTAATAGATGTGATGGCGGGAATAGTAGCGATAGGGGCAGGGCTTTTAGCCATGACCTGGACTCTCATGAAGATGTGGGATCGTTACGAGGATCGAAAGAACCGTTAACCTGACCGGGTTAACAAAGCCAATCCCTCCTCCTCCAAGGCTTAAGTCCTCGGGGTCAAATCCGAGGCAAAAAGAAGGGCAGTTCCGCAAGGTTCTGCCCTTTTTCTTTGTCTAAAATTTGGCTAGCCGGTAACCGGCGAAGCGATTCGTTAACCAAACATAGACTTTAAAAACTTCTTGAGAAGGTGTTCAGCCTTCCTTAAGTCCCCGGTCTGGAATGCAAATCCGTGGAGTTCACGGTGGCACGACGGACACAGGGTCATCAGATTGAAGGGTTCGTTGTTACTCTTATCCCCATCTCTGTGATGTACGTCTAAAGACGATCTAAAGAAAGGTCGATGGTCGCACATCTCACACTGGTCTCCCCTGTGCTTGAGCCAAGGCATGGAATACTGACCTTTATGGCAGCTTCCACAATACTTGTCAAACCTGGCGTTACCAGCTGATGTGTAACCTTTAGCTCGAACGGGCTCAATACCACATTCTTCGCAAAGGTCGCCTTCAGACCTAGTTGTCGGTCTTCCTATCGGCATTGTTTCGTTCCTTCAATAGCTCATGAGCATATCCTTGAAGGTTAAAGAACATTGCACCGATATCTTCTTCGATGCTGTCAGCTGCAAGGTCGTCAGTTACAGTATAACCGCGGTGCCGCTGCCAAAGGTGGAAGAAATGTCTCCACAGTCCTTTCATATACCGGTTTAATGGTATACCCTTCTGCCAGTTGTCGGAATCCCTCACCGCTCCATCGGCTTGTACCCTGTGCTTGGTCATATACTTGAAGTACATCTCAAGGAACAAGGGAGAGAGGTAACCGTCCGGGTCATCCCTCACTACGTCTTCAGATCTGGTGGCACCAGTATCAAACGTGTTCATAGCGTTCCCTTTCTGGTCTACGCTAAACTCTTCTTCTTTCATGAAGCCTCCGGGTGGCAGATAAATCTCTGGTCGTCTATTACTAGCCAACCGTTCTGTGTACAGGCCTGCTTGAACTTGTAGATGGCTTGCTTTGCAGCCAGCTGCTCGTCAGTCAGCCTATACTTCTGTGTAGGTAGCTCAATCGTACGCTTATCGGTAGGTACTACCGTGCAAGCAACTAGGCCGAGAGCCACGATAGCAGTTAATAGCAATTTCATGTGACTCTCCCCCTAGTAGTCGGTTGCACCGAAGTACATTCCAGCGATGGCGTAGGTAAGGTGGGTATGTATTGGACCGATAACCACCCCTGTCCCTGTAGTCCAGACGAGCGCCTCGCGTGGGTCAGTGAAGAACATAAATCCTCCCACTGACTCGGCGAAACCATAGCTGATTGGGAGGTTAGGGATGAATATGGATGCAAGGATTGGAGCCACAATGATCGCACCAATACATGCAAGGGCGATGAGCCTGCGAGTCCAACGGAAACCCTCGGTACCTCCATCTCTAGCTGCTCGAACTGCCTTCGTCCGAACCCCGATCTTCTCCATCATCTGATTGTGACGTTGCTGCGACATCCGCATCTTCATCGCCACGATCTTGGCTATCGACGTCAGGAGAAATCCCCCCAGCATCGTTATCAGTTCCATCGGCATTATCAGCCTCCGCTAATGCATCAGACTCCAGCTTATCCAGCTGAGCAAGGAAGTCAATCATGTTGATATCTCGTACCTTCGCTATGGTGATCAGGCCAGGTACATGCTCATTCATTACCTCATCCCAACCCTCATTATCAGCGGCAAAGGTAGTAGCGTACGCGATAGCTGCTTCAGCACCTTCCGCTTCAAACTTATTCCAGAACTCTTGATAGTCCATCTTAGATATCCAATATGTTAATTTGTTTGACATCCACTGGCTGGTACTTCTTAGCGCTAGGGCTGTATACGTTCAGTGTTACTTCCACTTCGCCTTTAAGACGCTTCAGTGGAGACTTCAGGAGATTCGGTCGCTTCACTGTCAGCACGTACTTCGTCGGTTTCTTGGTTGTCATTCTCTTGTGTTCCTTCTGTTGGGGTTACTACGGCTACGCCGTTCTCATCTACTAGTACTACTGGTGAAGCATTAGTAAGATCTACACTTCCTTCTTGCACTTCAATTGGTGCTTGTGTTACTTCGTTCATATTATATCTCTTTTTAATTTGTTACGTTCAAATATTCTCTCAGCCCGGAGTCTATGATACTGCTGAACTTACTTCGTTCATCATTCATTCATCCACTCCAGTGGAATTTTCTTATCGGCGTATTGCCAGGTTAATCCTTTGAAAACGCCCCGGCCGCGGCCTTCGCAAATGTCTGCATAGCATTGCTTTGCTCCCTTGCTAGTTTTCGTAGCGCTTCGTGTGAAAACGAATCGGATATCAAGATCTGGATAGAGTTTCTTAATCCAGACGTGCTTGTACCTATCGGTGTAATCCCAAATTCCTTTGGTTTCGACACAGATGATCCGCCCTCTTTTCGTTTCAAGCCAGAAGTCTGGCGTGTACGTGTGTTTCGAGGCTGGGAGGACGTATTGGATCTTCCCTTCACTCGGCTCGTAGAGGTACGAGACTTTGTGGTCTTCAAGGTGGTTGGCATTAACGCGCTCCAGCTTGCTCTTGTAATTCGGCATCTTCCTGAGCCTGTCGTTTTTCTACTAGGTTCGCAATGAACCGGTTGAACCATCGACGTAACGTATACTTCCTTGCGAAAGCTACGATAAAGAACACCGTGCTACCTAGGACGTTCTCACTAATGGAGATGTCCTGACCTAGCCACATATTGTAGACTAGGAATACCAGACCGAAGTTGATTAACCAACCGATAATGTTATCGGAGATTGCTTCGATGGCATGTATGTGTCGTACTCGTAGCCTCATGTTAATATCCAGATGAGGAGATCGTAAGCTGTATTAACTACACAGCCTGCGAGTATACTCAGTATGAGGATCGTTTGTATCTCACTGAATATGAATCGCTTCTTATTATCATTGCCCATTATAGGTACCAGTAGTGTTCGTCACGTTCAGCTGGTGGTAACCACTGATCATCGTCACGTCGTTGCATGTGCAGGAGCATAGCGTTCTCTTTAAGAAAGATCTCGCCATAGTGAGGGCCGTAGTGTTTAAAATACTTCTCCTCTACATGGTCGTACATATCTTCCTCTTCATCCAGGTCGGCTAACTGTTTGACCCAAGCACTCTTAAGCCCAACTCCGTACAATCCCTTGATGTTATCAGCTGTGTCTCCAGTGAGGAGTTGTTGATAGAAGTTACGGAAGGCTTGAGCGATTGATATCCACTCGATCTTCCCCTTCTCAACCTGCCTCTTCTCTTCGGGGATCTCTACCCCGTCTTCATCCTTAGCACCCTTCAGCCACCATGTGAACTTCCACCCCGGAACAGTCCGAAGATCCTTGTCACGTGAGGCAATGACCACTGATGTATGATCTCGTAGGATGTCATCGTCATATCCGAACTTTGATCCAACAGTGATAATATCTGACCACTGTTCTTTAGCCATCTCATCATCGGCTTCGTTGTCGGAACACCATACCGCGCCCATCTCTTGGTGGAGATGTTCTTTAACATAATCCACGTTGTTTCTTGGACTGTCTTCTCGGTGACCCTTATAAGGGAGGATGGTAGCCAACTTATGTCGGTAGTGTTTTCCTCGTGAGAGGAAGGCTTTCCATCCACCTGCTTCAGATCCACTGATAATAGAAAATAGCCGTCCGACTGCGATTTGAGCCACCGTCTCGGGGTTAAATAGATCGCCCTTAACTGCTCTTCCTGTCTCTTCATCTATCAGGTCTATCCCGTTCTCATCTTTAACATTGTGACGTAGATGACCCACCTCGTGGGCAATCATGTCAGCGTCTACGAGTACTCTCATTCTTCTGGTCCTTCTAGTTTATCAGGCGTCTTGACTAGGTAGAGGGGGAACACCCACTGCTTCCCTAGTACTAGGCGCGTCAGCATTGCTGCCCACTTTTCGTTCTGTTTGACATCCTCGATGTCCTCCAAGTCCTCGTCCATCAGGTGATCTATCAGCTCCATCAGAGATTCCTTCTCTAAGTTGTTCAAGAATAATCTTGCCTTCAACTTTCCTGCCATAATCTTTTACCGACTGGTGTGAGTGTGACTTACGTAGGATCTGTGGTGATCCGTTACTACGCTGTCTCATCTATCGGAAGGTCTTCAACCACAACACCTGTCTTCTCCATAACAACACTGTTATAGAAAGCGAAGGCTGCGATAACTTCCTGCTCGTACTTGCCAATCTCACGCTGGAATATGATACGGTGGTCACTCAGATAGCTGGTAACGTCATCACCAACGATGACCTTAGTCGTGTCATCTATAATATATGTCTTCATCTCTTTCTCCAAATAATAAGGTAGGACTTACGCTGCATTGCCCTGATATATACAGAGGGTAACAGCTGCCTACAGTCAAGCTTGTTAGGAGGCCTTCATAGCAGCGAGGCGTAACACCATCGCTTCAACGGGGCTACCAGCATAGTTGTCCGCGGACATGATCGTCTCACGGATGCGATCCCATAGCTGATTCTCCCAGATGTCCTCGTCAGGTTCATCCCAAGAGAAGTAGAAGGGATCCGTATCTAGGGCACCTACATCAATACCTTCAGGAACACCGGACACTTGGCCGATGTTGGCAAAGACTCGCGTCTCGCCGCCGGACTCTACTTCATTGTGGAGTATCGTGATGAAGCACGGTAGGGTGAGTAATTGGTCAAGAGATACACAGTCCGGCTTGAGCACGTTGATATGGTCTTTCATTAACGAGGCTTTCTCGTTGCTGGATTTCCGTAAAGGCGCTGTGCGTACCATGTGTTGCTTGCCATTGAAGTCACTCTCTGGGCTATCAATCAGGCGTGTTGGTAGTGAGTACCATAGATGTACTTGGTCTTTCTGACCGTAATGGTTAGTGTGTTCTCCGATCTCTACAATCCGAGCGACACGTGCAGGCACTACACCAGCGGCAGGTGGTGCAATCATTGGACCTGAACTGGTCTTCTTCTGCGGGTTAAATTTGCTCATACTTTGATCCATTTATTCCATTGTTATCTCGTCGGTACAAATACTGTACCTTGAGGATTTGCCTCCGGATCTTATCCAAGAGGTTATCTTTCTTACCCACTAGAAACTGTGGGCTCTTCTTATTAGACCCCAGAACTTCGATAAAGTTCCACGGTCTCCACATCATAGGTCTTACATCAAGATTGTTCCAGTCACCCACGAAGTATTCAACGTCATAGGTCTCACATAACTTTCGCAGAGCGGAGTTATCGTGATTGTTACCCGGACCCCAAAGACTTCTTCCACCCTTACAGAATCTAATGAGACGCTCAAGTGCATGTCTTGTATTCTCCGGTACTGCCTCAGGAACCTCTCGATCTTTAGCTTGCTTGGCTCCCCACCGTTTAAGTGCGTCAACTGATGTACAGAGGCCCTTACTTTGTTGGTCGGCAATATCCAGATATGCATCGAAGAGTCTTCCTTCACTGTTGATGCTCTCGACATCATCCCAAGAATTAAGATTGAAACGTATCGCGCTAAGACGGTATATTGCTGCGTCTTTTCCGGTACCCACTGTCTCCACATCGACCATGATGTCTGGATTGGCTCTATCATTTAGTTGTTCCTTCTTCATAGTATCTTCCATTTAACGGGCATACCTCGGCCTCGCAGCTGGGGTAGTCCTCACTTCCGCAGATGAGGCAGACCTTAGTGACATTCTGCCCAGGTGGTACCGAGGTTGATGTCGATAGCTTGAGGGCACCATAGATTGAATCGTAAGTTGATAGCTGCAATTGCTGTCTCACAAATCGTAGTGAAAATGGATACATGTTCATCCTTTACGAGGAATTGACATTCGTCGTGCATTGTGGTAACTAATTTATAATCAAGGCCAGCCTCAGCAGCTGCCTTGTGTACATCAATGATGAATGATTTCATTATCACTGACTCTAAGGTTTGTAAAAGGTATACGAGGAGCATGTGCTTAGCTCGCACCCATACGGCTCGACCGTCTAACCCAGTGATGTACCCGTACTGTTTCCACTCCCGTTCTAATTTCTTTAGGAGGGCGTCTAGCTTAGGTAATCCCTTGAAGTATGCTGCCCTTACAGCAGCAGCCTGTGCCTTGGTTATGCCCAGGTCGGTCGCAAGCTTCTCATCAGAAGCACCGAATAGGATAGAGTAGTTAAGCTTCTTGCCGTCTTGCCTGTCAGCTAAGCCAGCTAGGTCAGCAGCATACTGGTGGTGATCACCCTCAGTTACCTGGTACCTGTACTCCTCGTCCCTCATGTAATGACTGAGCCCATAGATCTGACATGACTGCAAGTCAACACCCACCCGGGTGTACCCTGGATCCGACGTAAAACAGGATCTAAGCTCGAAGCCGTAGCCCCCTGCCTTTCCCATTAGGATACTCTTGTCGTCGTCCTTACGGACACCAGGGACGTTGACGACCTGTCTATGAGTCATCCTCCCCGTTGGTGTACCCATCGGTATTGCTCTTGCTGAAATCCTACCGTCTCCTCTACAGTCCCTTAGGAGGCCGGTCAATATAGATGTTCTATGTGCCAACATCAATCGCTCTACTATCCTCTCCCCTATGTCAGCGTGTTCCTCTGGGAACTTACATGACTCAAGAGAATCGAGGGTTAGCTTCGGTGATGTTCTTATACGGTTGCCGCGTTCATCACGCATTGGCTTACCGTCCTTACCTTTCTTATAGTTCCACTCGGTTGGTATCCAACCAATGGTCATCAGGTATTTCTTTACTTGATCTGGTGATCCGAGATTGATTGGAGCCGTCTTAACAATAACGTCTGTTCGGTATTCTTTCTCCTGCCCAAAGCGATCACCATAGTATCGGAGTGCATTAACCGTCGGTGTACCATCCTTCTTATACTGGACGGATGGCCAGGTTCCTTGCCTAGATTTAGGCAGGGGATGCTCTGGCAGCAACGGCACAACTTCCCTATCAGTTTGTAGTATCTGATTCTTAAGTTTAACCCGAGTGTCCCATACCAGTGGTAGGTCAAGAGGACATCCGTTGAGTTCCTGATCTGTGATAATGTATTGAATATCATGCTCTATCCCTCTGGCCCTTCGCCAGTCAATATTTTTATTCGCTGACGCTTCAGCCTCCAAAGCAGCCAAGACAAGCACATTGATTTCCACATCTTCTGCACACCTGTGTAACATCTCGGGGCTAAACTGAGACCAATCTGTATGGTCAGGCTTACCCCTACCAACACGATAGCCCCAAGCACCCAAGCTGTGTGGCCCCATACCACCAGGGCAGCCAGAAGGCAAGGGACGATCAGAGCGTAGTAACCTACTAAGGATAACAGTGTCAGTGATCTTGGTCTTTGGGTTTGGTTTCCATCCATATAGCTTCTCCATTAAGGGCAGGTCATACCCGATGATGTTGTGGCCGATGAGTTCATCAGCTTGGTACAGTTCGTCAAGACCTTGTGTTATCTGGTCAGGGCCTACGTCCATACCTAACCTGCTGCCCACATAGCGTAGGCAGATGCACCACATGCGATCAGCTTCTTCAAGAAAGCCATTGGCTTCGGTATCGAACACTACCCGGTTCACAGGGATGCCTCAGTAATGGTGAAGCCTAGTAAGGCAGAGATCAGGATGATAGTCAGCATCACTAGTGCGAACTCTTTTAATTCTAGCAGTACGTAGATCACCGCAGTTGCGAGACCAAATAAGGCTATCGTTACGAACCCGATAGTGAAGTGCTGCATACCTTTAACTAGAAATAAACTAATATCTGTAAACATGAACCTCTAACCCCTTACTCAATGCTGTGTTAATCATATGCTTAGTACCCTTGGACTTGCCATCCCAGAAAGATACTAAGATATTAGACACCGATGCCATGACGGAGTTCCGTATAAAACCTGCTGCCTTGCCATGCTTGTCCCACTCAGCGGGGAATACCAGGGTAGCGAAGTCATTGGCTCTGGCCCACTCGTGGCCGATAGTATCTGCTCCCTTCGCACCACCGGTGATGATTGTGGCCCCGTGGCTGAGAGTGTTTTCGTATCCATAATCCCTATCCCCGAACAGTTCCCACATACAATCATCTAAGAAGTCAGGATCATCGAAGTCGCGACCACCTGCGATGATGACGTTGTCACCCGAGGGGGTCGCCTCGTCTGTCATCGGCTTCGGCATAACTCTGCTGGAGTTTGTCGTGTTCGATTCGTTCTCCGTCAGTAATGAGTTGTTGTAATTCATTTTGTGCCTTGTTAAAGAAGTAGTCAGTCTTACTAGTGGCTTGTACTTGTCTCAGCCAGAATTGAATGTCCTTCATTTTCATAAGTAAATTCATTGAAATCCTCCGGTATAATGTTGCATGTACCCTCTACTGAAAAGGGTTTGTTGTTCTCATAAGCCCAGGCATCTGACTGCCAACCCATGAGGAAGCCTTCTCTCTCTCTGTCCCCGGGCATGTCTTGTAGCTGGTCATTCAGTACCGTGATCTTATCGACCGCGGTACGGTAGGCTGCTTGTCCTGCACGGTACCACTTACGTAGAGTAGCTGCTTTCTTCTCCATGTTAGGATGCCTTGCTGACGTAGCAAGATCGTTGTGTTCACCACCAAAGCTCCATGATTCTAACTCAGCTTTCATTTAGATATCCTCTACTTGATCAGTTGAAGGGTTGTACTGTCGGTTCTGTATAGATACGTCGCTCACCTTAGGGGCAAGGATCTTATCCAATGCATCCATCAGGTCGATCATATCAGCGTCAGATAGCTCTTCGTAGTTCTGCATCACTCGGGCCTTGAACCCAATAACTGTCTCTTTTATGATCGAGTCTTTGTCTATCGTCGTTATAGTCATTAGTGTCTACTCCAAATTTCATTAACCAATGTTGCTCCCACTGTGTGAAGCTATCCAAAACCTCACGTCTCTTCTTCTCAGTATCTATAGGCATCAGTGTATCTGATCGCCGAAGTCTAAGCCACCCATCGGGTCATGGACGGGGAGTTTATAGCAGGTGAGATTAATACCATCATCCTTAAGTTCAGACTCCATCTCATCTATGATGGCCAGTGCATCATCGTCGTCGTCCGCATGAAACGGTACCATCTTAGTCAGTATAGCTATGTAGTTAATCATGTTGTTTACTTCCAGTTGTCGTTTGATTTGTGCCAGTGTGTTCGGTCGAGCATACCAGCATCTCGTAGATGTTCAAAGGGTGTCGAGGTCCTTGATATAATGCGTACGTATGTGTCGTAGCCATGCTCGCACTCCTCAACGCCATCCTCCACGACTGGGCCAAAGTCCATGTCGGACACGGGTCGTCGTATATCCACCACCTTGCCGCACTCTTTACATTTCCATTCATAGATCATTTCTCATTACCTCTGTCATCAGCCATGACACTCTTCGAGTAGCTCCGATCCCATTGGTATTTAGTATCGTCATCTCCCTTGATGTATCTGATTATCTCACACTCATCATCACCCCAACTGTAGCTGTTCATGTAAGAGATCGCCTCCCTCTCATTGGTAGTAACCATCTCAAGATCGGTACCCTCGTAAGGAATTTTACCCACCACTAGGTATAGTATGTTACTCATCAGAAGTTCCTCCCTTCTATTTCGTCGTACCCTGGTGGACACTCACACTCTACCATTCGTCCGGTCTCTTCATCAAACCTAACATACCCCGCGGTTCCTGTGCGTCCTGTAAAGCGACACTTAAGCACCGTAAGGCGTGACGTGTTTCTGCACACCGGGTCATGATGTTGTTGGTTTCTTGAGAGGGCGAGAACATCCCAAGATAATTGTTTAAGTGATCCAGATCCTCTGAGATCATCGAGACTTGGGATTGCGCCTTGCTCAAAGCTTCGTCCCGATCCTTCTTTCCGAAGGTGAACAACCAAGAAAATAACAATTTCTAACTCCTTTGCTAGCTTTGCTAGCTTTGTCATTACGGTATCAATCCTTTCACGTTCCCCACCTTCAGCTGCGTACTCAGATACGACAATAGAGAGGTGGTCGAGGAAAATTGCGCGGTGTCCGGTAACACCAAAGTATCGTATTTTGTTGAGTAAAGATGAGTCGTCCATTCCTCCGAAGTGGTCATAAAAACTCCATCTTCCGCTATCGAAGAGTTCCGCATGAATCTTACGTTCGTGCTCCTCCGGGATAACCACGTCTGGAAGATGCAGTCGTCGTCCCATGTGTACAGACATGAGCCCCGACACAGTGTCTCCAACATCCTCTTCAAGCGCGATGTCAGCGATTCCCCAGTCAGTTGTTTTCCAAATGTGATACTTGAACTCTCGTAAGAGTTGGGTTTTGCCCAAGCCTGTTCCAGCTGTAACCGTAACGATTGAACCGGGTCTGAATCCATAAGTCTTCTCATTTAATTCGTGATAAGGATAAGGGACACACTCGATAGCTGAGCTATGTTTGTATCTCTCCCATGTGTCAGTACCATTGATGATGCCATCAGGCTGGTACTTCTTAGCGTGCTTAAGTATGCCCCACTTGAGATCACTCTCTTGCCCCTTTAGGAGGGCGTCGTTGGCATCCTTACACCCAGATGGTAGCTTGGCAATGTAAACCTTTCCAGCAAGTAACGGACAGAGCTTATCGAGAGCGGCGTGTCCGGCAGCGTCATCATCGAGGCAGAGGATGATACGAGCATAGCTATCAAGTGCTTCGAGGTTCGATGATACATCTGTGACTGCTCCAGCAGCACCGTGGTACACGCTGAAAACATCAGGGGACCACCCGTCAAGGTCGGACTGCTGCACCAGCACCTGCCATACAGCCATAGCATCGTCCTCACCTTCCGTGATAACTGCAAACGATCCGCTTCCTTTGGCAACTGATTGGCCGAAAAGTTCACCACCTCCAATAGATCCGACTGCTGCAAAATTCTTATCGGAATCTTTACCCTTGTACCCATCAAGTTTCCCTTCCGTGTAGTGAGGGTACCATGTCCCGCTTGGCTCGCCTTGCCCATTGAACTCTGTCCTTACACCGAAGTGTTCACACGTAGCAGCTGTAATCTTTTTGTGAGGGATACCAAACGTCGGCAACTCTTGCACTTCTTTGAATGTTAATTTGCCTGTCATTGGTTCTGGAACCCTCTCCCCGGTTAGTGTCTCGCTACCATCTGCGGTAACGAAGTAGTGACAACGGTTGCAATACTTGTTGCCGTCATCGAATAGTATCAGGTGATTCCCTGTCTTATCCCCGCCCCTCTCCCGGCACTGAGGACAAGCTTCATCACCTATGATAGTAGCCATTAGTACTTAGTAACTACAACCCGCGGCGGATAGATCGGAGCTGATACCTTAGCTGAAAGCATAAGAACTTCGTAGTTTTTATCAGAGTTCTTACTGAAACCTACCGCTGCTTTGACAGCACCGTCCCGGGTATCATACTCTACATTCCCGATGTACCCTGTATCTTTATCAGCAATTACAAAGTATGGTAGTTTAATCGAATAGTTAGTATCGTAATCATTAATCATTTCTCTTCCTTCCTTTCACAAACAATAAATTAGACACCAAGAACTTAGTAAAGTTCCCGGCGTGCTGCCATCATCTCTTTCACAGTCATAAGATTCACCAGCTTATAGTCGTTGTACTCAAGGATAGCATTGTAGTACATATCCCAATGCTCACCCTGCTGGTGTTCGTATGGGCCACCACGGTGGCAGTGACCGTGTATGTTAGGCCTACCGTACAGCTCCATAGGATGCACAGGCATGTGCGTAATCCAGAAGCCCTTGTATGACCAGGCCCCTTGAACTGCGTCGAACACAGCGTGATACTGGTCCTCCTGGAGGATGTCATGGTTACCACGTACCAGGATCTTAGTACCTGGTAGTGAATCAATCATCTCCATCCCTTCAACAGTGAAGGACATGTCACCTACACAGATGAGTGTGTCCCTCTTGGTCAGGTAAGATCGAGCCATCTCTACGATGTGATGGTCATGGTGGTGGTCACTATCGAACCTAGTGCGGAACCTATTACTGATTCCGTTGTGGCCTAGGTGCCAGTCAGAGGTAACGTAGACGTTACTCATTGAACCCTCTCCCCGGTTAGTCTTTTAGTAGGTAAAGCCATAGAGCTAGAGCAGCTAAGGCTTCCCAATAATATTGGTAACTGAATACCGCATTAATAAATTCTTCCATTACATCTCCCGTTGTATGTAACAAGTCTCGCATCGTCCCTCTCGTGATAGCAGATCAATATAGTTACCTGCCTCTCTACAGTTACGACACTTATCAAGTAGTGGTACTGGCTTAGCCACCCCATCTACATCAATCATTAGTACCTCCCATGTGCGGTTAAGGTTATCCACACACCAGGTCTCTCCTCCGTTCATACGCTTGACACGTACGCCCTCAACATCCCGCTCGTTGCGGTTGCTATTAGAGTGACCAACTACCTGCTTAAGGCCAGGTACGGGGATCATCTCCGCTGTGAAGTCATTCCAGTACAAGCCACCTGCGTAGGCGTACCCACCCCGTGACGTACCGATCTGTAGGAAGTTACCTCCCTCCAAGTACTCCTCAACTGTGATCTGCTCACTATCAAGTAGCTCCTGATCCACACCTGCGTGTGTGATAAGGTACTCACCTACCCAATGAAAAGCCTTAAGTGTATCCCACATCCGTTGCTGGAGGTGAGTCACTAGTGTTGCTGTATGCTGATTGTACCCACTACAGCGCATCTCAAGCACCATATAGGACATCTCATGGTTACCCCTTAGGGCTACCACTCTGTCGGGTTCCGCTTCAGCAGCGTCCAGCACCATCCTTAGACAGGCTACCTGATTCTCAGGCCCTTGACTAAAGGAATCTAGGTAATCACCTACGAACACGACGTTGCAGGGGCTAGCTAGTGCAGCCTCTACTGTCGGGATGTGCCCGTGGATGTCACCTACTACGATGGTTTTCTCCATAAAAATTTCCTCCAGAAAAATGGAAAGTAAGGGTGCCCGTGCGAGAGCACCCCACCTAGAGCGTTACATCCCAGCTGCTACGAGCAGCATAAGGAAGCTCCATTGCAAGGCTACAGTAGTAGCCACATCGTACCCTGAATTAACGAGGGCTTTAATATCTGTCTTAGTTGTGTTCATGCTAGGGCCAGTCCATTACTTGACGTAATGTCCAGGATAGCAATGACTCGACCATCATTGAGGGTGATCGAGTCTACTCCAACAACAGCATACGCATCAGCGCTGCCGCCTTCAAACATAGCATCCAGCCATGCGTCTTGAGGGAGCTTCTCAAGCTCAGTGATTAGATCACTTACTACCATGCTACTCTCCGGCTGGTGGTTACAATGACAATGCACTGTACTCAGAACCAACCCATACTGCCTACTCCCCTCAAAGAAGGAAGCGCCCTATGACATCATCATAGGTTGGCCCTGAGTACAATGCACTGTCGCACTACATAGTACCTAGGCCGTAGGCCAAGCGTTACTACATTGTCATAGGTGGCAACGTATTCGCTTGAATAAACCTCGTATGGTGTACTGTCGGCGTATCCACTCTGGAGCTATGCCAACTAATATTACCAACGAGATCAAAGCAGCTTGGATGATATGTGCCTGTTGTGCAGGCTCCAATCCAAACATAAGCATCTCCTTGTTGTGGTGATTAGACAATTCTTTTTCATCATCGTTCCACCGGCATCCCGGCTGCGCCTCACGTGGTTGGATTCGAACCAACATACTGTCCCATCTTGCACGTGGCGGTAAGTACCCTAGTTACGGTAGGGTGTAGCACGAGGAAGCTACCTACGCGACTCGTGTGTGTCATCAGGTGTCGTCTCAGACTCGGGTAAGGAGGACACTGAACTCTCCTTTCCTGCCCGTTGCCCACTCATACACACTCGAACGATGATGTATATACACAAGCCTATTACTAAGCCTGCGAATTCAGTGATGGTGTACTCGTCCATATTAAATCGGGTCTTCGTCGTCATGTAATATTATCATGATTGATCCTCCTTCCTACTAGGTAGGGGTAATGTTAAACAAAGGTTTGGGTGGTGTCGGAGGATCCTTATCCTTTTTCTTCTTACCTTGCAGTTTAGTATCCTTCTTCAGCCGCACAGGTTCGATGCGGTGGCTCCACTTGTCCCGTCGAGCGGGACCAATTCCATCGCCACGTTCGAGGAGGTACTCCTTGATCTTCTTGATCCGTTCCTCCTCTTCCGGTATAGCTGCTGTCAACAGCGATTGCTCCTGTCGAAGCGCAGTCAACCGGTTCTTCAACTTGTTCAGGTAGTCTTCTTCACTCCGATTGAAGCTCCAAATCCACCAGCGGAGGAGCTTGCGCTTCTCCCGTATTAATAAGCCGCTTGATACGGCTAGACGATATAGACTCATAGGTTTCTCCTGTATTGATCGTCAAGTTAATTGATAATTCATGTGCCCCGTACTACGTGTGCAGTACCAATCTAAGGCGGGTTAATATTGCGTTACTTATACTCTGTCAATTACTGTGGGTTCGAACCACGACCGCTTTGCAGGGCAGTCACATCCAAGTAACAGTTCTTTATTTGTTCACGGTGGAAGCTGATTCTCACCGGCCTGTCCCATAACGATAGGGGTTGGACTCGAACCAACACGGCTTACCAACATGACATGCACAAACTTTGCTCACGCTGTACCACACCTTGTACTTACCACTAATCATAGGTATCGCGCCCGACCTTACGCTATTCACACGCTCGGTTACTAGTTCCAATGGTGTTCTGAATCCTAGTGCTACGGTACGTACTCACTATCTCCGCTGCAAACAACCCGCCACAATTTATAGCCAGCTTACCCGTGCCACATGCACATTGTAGATAAGCAAGGGAGGGAAGAAACATTAGCCTCACCTGGTTGAGAGCCAGTGTACGACACTACCTGTCACCGTGACCCGAACGTCATCCGGCAGGGTATTGAACCCTGAGGTTGATAGTAACTTCTCGTTGTGTTGTGTGTAACTAGGCTACCCAACTGAATAGGTAGGCTGGAATTGAACCAGCGCCCACACCTGTCAGGGTGTGATTGTTCCCACTGTGTGTACAAATTTCTACTCTGGTACAAGAGCGGTACTCACTAGGCTTGGACACCTTAGTGCATACTCTTTGTCAACGACGACGTGATAACATTCCAGCTATCAGTTATGACTGCGACAGTCACTATTATTGATTGATCAACCCAGCGCAGGGAGCACTACGTGCTATGCCTGGTGTTATTTACTCATACAGTACGCCAACTACAGTCGGTGCAGACTGATGTACAATCGCTGCTTGGTACGTACTGGGCTACAGTCGCCGTAGAATTTGTTACGGTCGCTGCAATCCAGAGTTAACTCTCAATCAATCTCAATCAATCGAATGTTTCAAACCATAGGTATCTAGAATCAATTGTCGGATGCTCAGTATCCGATCCCTGTACGTCGGTACCTCCGGACCAACTCGGCTTGGGGGATTGTATCGTCACAAGGCACCGCTACCTTGGACCGAGGGCTGATATTGTTTCCCTCGAAGTTATTGACAGCATCCATCAGTTCATATCGTGTACGCTTTGCAGCGTGACGAACGGTCGGGTTCATGCCGACGAGCTTGCGGCCCTTCTGATAGACATCCCATGTCCAGGCACCAATGGCTGCTATCTGCGATGCTGTTGTCACAGCAGGCGGTACAGCGAGCTCCTTAGATACCTTCTGCACGTGAGCAAACCCTGGGGTATGCGCCTTCGGTCGAGCTGCTGCTCGATGAATGATAGCCTTCTTGCGATAGGCCATCTCACCCTGTGTGTAGGGTGCCGAGGTAAGAGGCGGGTCGGCTAACCGTGCGGCTGCTGCTCCCTTCAACTCTATCTCACGTGCTCGCATCTCCCTTGACCAAGCCTTGAACTGTGTGTTCTCCGACCGTGGGCCACAGTACTCCATGTACTCGAAGCCAGGGATGATCATGCCTCGCTTGCTCTCGTAACGAGCCAGCTTAACATCAATGCGAGGTTTGTCGTGGTGCTTCATGCACTCTGCTTCCCGTCGGAAGTACTCACGACAGAGGATTTCACTAGCCTCTACGAGGTCCATCCCGTATGCATCGGCGAGCTGTTCAACTATACCGACATCTTCGTCGGGCATCACAGCAGCTAGTATATCCAAGGTTGCTTCGGGCACCATCTCACTGGGAGTGAGCGTGCTTTCTTTCCCGATTCGTGTTGGCTCGTAGTTACTGGCCCTAACGACCTGAGTAACTGGCTTCGGAGCAGGTAAGACCTGGACCTCATCTTGCACCTCCGGGAAGGGAAGTTGCTCGGCTTCATTGCCGGGCTGAGATACAGGGACTACCTTACTCTGCTCCTTAGCCTTACGTGCATCCGCCATAGGTATCACGTTGCTCTGTACTGCTGGAGCTATCACACTATCGGGGGTTGCGATCACACCTTGACGGTGGAGAACGTGCTGATTTAACTCAAGCGCATTCAATCGCAGGTTGATGCTGTTTAAGGCATCACTCAGTTTAGTGGTGTCATAGTTAGCGTGGTATAACCCACTCTCTCTATCCCGTACTATCGCATTACGTGCAGTCGGAGTCCTTACGTCCTCGTGCTTACGCTGTGATTTCTGGTGACGTCCACTGACTGAGGTCTTATGTAAGTCAGTGACTATCATAAGCTTCTCCTTCATTGTGGTTTAAATTAAGCCCGGATAGTCCGGACTACTTCTTCTAACTGACACATTAATCCTTATCGTAACGAGGTGTGTCTCGCATGGTTACTGAGCAACCCACCTATCTACAACTACGTTCACCAGAGGCTACCGCAGTTAGGTATCGACAGGCTTGGCATGTTCACACATACATAGCTACCAATGTTACAGATCGTGCCACCGACACAGGTTACTGTGCCGTATCAGCTACCAGACAAACGCTGGTAGTAGCATCCACGGGGACGCAAGCATCGCCTAAGAAGGCGACCAAGTAATCGAGTCCGGCATGAGAGCCGAACACAAGCATCACGACCACGAGCAGTATTACTACATACCGGGGTGCTGATGCGAGCATAGCTGATATTAAATTCATGCTATTTCTCCTTGGGTTGGTGAGTGTATCTCAATGCACAGGGACGCGGCCCTGTCGGACGCTCACACATTCCAACCTATCACCTTATGTCAAGGTTGGTACGTCACATTGAGGTGACATGCTAGAGTCTAGCGCACTGTATCTCGTGCTGCTCTGCATTGATGTACCCAACCGAAGCTGGGCACAGCAATGAAGATCAGTCCATTATGTACACCCTACAAGGGCGTACTATAGTGCTGATGTTTCAGTTTAGCCCACTGTTCTGTCATGGCACGACAGTCGTAAGCCTCGGCCTGCTCAAGCCAGCGGCGACCATCTACATGGGCTATCAGGTAACCCTTGAGTACCAGCACCTCAGCGGTGAAGTCGATAGCTCCTAGCTGCTCCACCTCCTCGGCGAGAGGGTATAGGAATACCATCAGCCCACTACCACGAGC